CGCACCCAAAGCCTTGATGAGCACCCCATTTGTGAGAGGCACATTCCCGCCCTGCACCTCAGTACCGGCCGTAGTCACAGTGATCTGTCCGCTGATGGCAGTTGCCACCGAGAGGTCCACGCCTTTTACAGGCAGAGGATTATCCGAGCCAATGGCAACATTGCTGCTATCCAGCAAACACACATCTTGAACAACCACACCATTATCTTCAATTCTCATTTCGACCTCCAGAACCCTAATTTGACTGATTGAATAAAAAAAACTAATAATTGCGATTCCTTGTATTTCCAGGGGGACCGGTTTGTCGGGTCACAGCCCCTTGCGCGCCAATTTCCTACCCCAGAAGGGTTCGCGCTCCGGTCACCCTGGCATTATGCGGGCAGCGATCATTGCTGGCCGCTATCCGCCTCGTTTAGCACTTGCCTTCGATGAAGCCCGCGGGGTCGATTTTTTCTTTTCCGGAGGTTTCTCAACGGATTCGACTTCGAATGCGATCTCAATCTCCTCGACCGGAGCGAGTGCATCCACAGCCTTTGATTCATCGATCAGAAGCTTGCCTTCCACGCCGTTCACTTCAATTTCAATTCCAGCCTTGACTGGTTTGCCGTCTACCATCGTATCTTTCAGGATTTTGAGCTTCATAGTCACCTTCTTTCCAGGAATCCTGGCAGGAGTCCACCCCCTGCCAGGATTGAATTCCTCTACCTCAGCCTAAGCTGCCGTAGGTACAGCGATCGAGCGTCCGTCAGGTGCCACTGTTGCAGTGACAGCACAGACGTTCTGCATCCATTCGTCACCGGTTCCGGCAACGTAATTCGAGTCGTCGTACTCACCGCACAGCACATTCTCGGTCACGATGTTGTTGTTGCCGCCCGTGAGGTCAATGTACTTGGCAGTCGAGCGCACCTTGCCGAAGAGGTTACCCCTGATGATCGCGCTGTTCAGCGGGGCATCAATGTGGGTCACATTGCCGAAATCGCTCGTGTCAGACGGGAAGATGTTGTTGATGATCTTCCAGTTCAACGGATTGGCCACAGCCGTACTTGAATTCATGATCGCTGCAGCAGTGAAAGCCTGCAGTTGGCAGCCGTCGACCGTCACGTTGTAGCATCCACCGATATCCTCGATGAAATGCTCACCCGCGATACCGCGCACGTTGATGAATGAAGCGTGTGAAGCATCGTATTCTGATTCTCCGGACAGCGCATTTCTCTCCAGCTGGAATGCAGCGGCATCCACCGGAGCATCCACCATGAAGTTGATGAACTTCCACCCGCGCCCGCGCACTTTCAACAGCGGGGTTGTAGCCGTGGGGGATGCAGGTGGTCGCCAGCAAGCTGCACCAGGATGGTACGCAGCAGACGGGAGATCAGGATGATGGAAGGATCCCATTCCGATGATCTGCACATCAAAGACCAGGTTAGATCCGGTCAGCTCTTCGCGCACATCACCCACGAAGAAGATCTTGCCCAGGGTAGCCACCACAGCCAGCGCAGCACCCATTGTTTTGAACGCCTTCGACCAGCTTTTGCCGTCGTTGGTGTCCACACCGTTGACCGTATCAACGAAATAACTTTGCGAAGGAGAGACTCCCAGGATCGCGCCCTGGATTTCCAGCTCACCGCCTTCACCAATTACCCAGCGGTCGCCTCCGTTCTCCATGTAATTTTTTGTTACAGGAATATCAGCCATTTTTTTGCCACCTTTCGATTAACCTTTACTGCCATTTTCCCCGGACCAGGTTGTATAACCCCGGTCCGGGATTCATCCAAACGGCTATACAACCACGGTCAAAAGACCGCAGGCGCCGGTGTCAACTTCCTCGACGTCCATGCGGGCAATGCCGCGGACTTCGGTGGAGTTGGAGCGCCAGGCAGATCCACCCACGTTGGTGGTTGCGAATTCGAACATCGAGCGTTCGAACAGGGTCGCGTAGGAAGCCAGGTCGCCAATGGCGATGCGGCTGCGGGTTGCAGCGGTGAGGTTAGCCCAGTGGGCATCGCTCAGGAACACAACCGGGCGGCCCTTGATCTGGAACTTGGTCGCATTGGTCGGGTCAGGCTGCATCAACGGGCGTCCGGTACCATCCACCAGGCTGTCCAGGATATCCAACCCGGATTGATTGGTGAAAATACCAGCGCTGGCAGAGAATGCCGGGTCCAGCGTCTTGTTGAGCATGGTCTTGATGGCAGCCAGCGTGGTCTTGTTGTCGGTCACAGCGGTCGCGGAAATGGCATTGATCAAGGTCAGGATCAGGCTGTTGTGGGTCAGCACCAGTTTCTTGGAGAACCACTTCGCCAGGTAGGTCATCAGGCTCACAGGAGTGTCCTGAAGCTGGGCATTGGAAACGCGCAGGAAATCGCCGCGGTCAACCAGGGTGTATTCCACTTTGTTGAACTTGGGAGATTCGCCTTCGTCGCCATCAGTCAGAACAGCGAGTTCAGTCATCGCGGTCAGTGGTAATGCGGCAGCGAACTGCTCAACCACACGCCAACCGGAGTAAGCAACCACAGCTTCTTTGTTGACATAGTCGCCCAGGTCAACATACTGCCGTTTGAGCTCGATGATCATGTTGTCGAAATCCACCGGGTTCAAAAATCCGCCGTCTTCACCAACAGGAGAGCCGCCGGTTTCGCTGATGGAGTCCATCAGGATCCCGTATTTCTCACCGCTGTGTCGTCCGTCCTTGACCGTGGCAGGGGTAACGCCGTTCCGGAACGCATCCCAGAACTTGTCGGCGTATTCCTTGCTGGCGCGTCGGTCCTTGTTTTCGAAGGTTTCTTTCTTTCCGTGCGCAGGAACGAACTTTTCACCGGATCCGTTGCCTTCAGCCAGGGCAGCGTCCACCATCGATGCGTATAACTCGTTCTGAGATTTGGCTTCAGCCTTCGCCGTCTCCAGGGATTCTTTCAGTTTCAACGCATCTTCAATTTGACCCTTGTCGTACAGGTCGTTGATTTGCACGGCGATTCGTGTTACTTCCGCAGTGGCCGCGCTGGCAGCATCTTTGATCTTTTGCAGATTGAACATTTTTTTACCTCTTTCTATAAGTAGATTTGGATTTCAGCGCGGAGTTGATTCGCCGCGTGTTTTAGTTCCTGAACTTTGTCAGGGTTGTCCTGAGAATTTTCAGGACTATTACCCGGATTTGCATCCGGTAACACTGTCTGGGAGTCCCCAGTTGCAACATCACCCTGGTTTTCAGCGTTCTCAGGGTCAATAACCGGCTCTTCTGCTGGCTGAAGCAGTTGAGCAGGAATATTTACATATCTTTTCGCCAGTTCCGGGGTGATCGCGTTGAGCATCGCGCCCGCATTTCCGATCGCGTTCATGGTTTTCTGGCTGTTTTGTATGGTGATCACCTCGTCCGCGAACCCCATTTCAACCGATTGCCGCGCCGTCATCCACGTTTCCGCGGTCATCAGCTTGCTCAATTTCGCCCGGTTCATCTTGGTTTTGCTCTCATAAGTGTCCAAAATCCCGTCTTTGCACGCGATCAGGCTCTCCATCACCTTTTTCAGGTCGTCAGAATTACCCATCGCGATCGTCCACGGGTCATGGATCATCATGTACGCGGATTCCTGCATCATCACCCGGTCGCCCGCCATGGCAACGATCATTGCCGCGCTGGCGCACAACCCATCCACCTTCACCGTGATCCGACCGGGGTAATCCATCATCATCGCCCGGATAACCGAAGCCGCGGTCACATCTCCACCCCCTGAATGGATCCGTACAGTCACCGGACCGCCGTTGCCTTTGCGCATCAGCTCATCTTTGAACAGCTTCGGGGTGATATCGTCCTCCCACCAGGAGTATTCTGAGATATACCCGTACAGCTCCATCTCGGGTTCATCCCCTTCAACCGCATTGCGCCAGCTCCAGAACGGCTCGTGCGGTTTAGCGTTTCCATCGAAACACCGGATCGGTTGATTTTTTGGCATATTATTCTCCTGGCTCTCTTTTATTGGTTCTGATCAGCTTCTTCAGTGGCAGGCACAGGCTTGCTGATTGCCGACACTGTACCGTCTGCATTGACCACAGCCATGTTGGCTGGCACCAGGTGCAGATCCCCGCCTGGATAACCGCTTAGATCCTCGATTTGTCGACCTTCATTCGGGGTCAGCACGCCGCTCTGGATGCGTTTTGAGGTGATCTCCGCGCGCGTCTTGGCATCTGTCCGCAGGATTGCATCCCGGTTGAACCGGAAATAAGTATTCAACTGCTCGTCAGTCCGCAACCACTTCAACTTTGCCTCTTCCTCCCACTGCACCAGGTACGGGTCCAGCGTGGTTTTGAGGTAATCCAGGTCCTGCTGAGCATTCGATTCATAGCTTTGCTTGCCAGCATTGAGCTTGTACTGCGGCACCCCGAAGAAATTGGCGATCTCCACGTCGTTTTCGCTGATCGATTCCAGGAACTGTGCATCCACCGGTTTCATCGCGATCTGCTCGAATTTGGAGATCTCTTTGTCCATGATGGCGATCCTGGCCGCATTCTCGCTGCCGCTCATCGCTTCCTCGTAAGACTCCCTGATTTTCTTCTTAGCTTCCTTGTTCGCAGTGCCATCCAAATAAAGGATTCCGCCCGCGCTCAGGCCTTGTTTGTAGAAGCTGCCCTGGGTTTCATACGCGCCCAGTTGACGGCCCAGGCTTTCACGCGCATAAGAGATCACTGACTTGCCGTACACCCCGTCACGGGAGTTGATCATCAGGTGCATCACTTCCAAATCAGGCAGGAAATCTGTGTCACCATTCGGGTGCTTGGTCCGGAACCAGATATTGCCGAACTTGTCATACACCGGCCAGGTTTCGTCCGATGGAAGCACAAACAGCTCAGGTCTTTCGCCGTAGTTGGTCAATGGCATCCAGGCGTAAGCATTCCCGTCGCAGATCAACCACTGCATCATGGTTTTTTTGAATATGAACGGAGTGGTCCTTCTGTTTGGGGCGATCTCCAGCAGGTAGGCCAGGTTCATCATTCGGCTGGGTGCAACTCTATCGATGGAGTTCGCATTCCGGCTGACAAAAGTCTGCAGCGGCATCTTGGCCACGTCGTCCGAGAGAATATTGATGCACCGGTAAGCCGTCGCCACGTTCTTGCTGGTCTCAGCGGTCACCACCTGCCCCGAGTTTGTCCGCGGATTCAGCATTTCAACCACCGCGGGCAGGGACACTGTCGTCACATTCTTCGGGCTTTTCGCCTGTTTCAGTATGTTTTGGATGATCATAGTTACCCTTTCTTACCCTGCACCAATCCGGAGTAGATCCCAATCCCGATCAACAGCACCCCGGACACATACAACGCGGCGATCTCGCTCCATTTGGCTGTGGCAAATATCACCAATCCGCACCCCGCCAGGATGAACAAATCATCCAAGTATTTTTTCATCACATACCTCCCCATTCGTCCGATAAGATCGTGTCACTGAGATCGTTGGACGCCATGGCTTTTAATGCAGCCAATCTGACCAAAGCGTTCATGATCGCTGCCAATAGATCGATCCTTTGGGAATCGTTCGGGTTTTTCTTGGATAACAGAATGTTTCCGTTCCGATCAATGACTTCTTTTGCATTGATAAGGCACCATTTCAATGCTGGGCTGCCATCGTGAATCAGGTCACCACTGGCCACCATGTCCCTGAATAGTTTTGTAGGCTCACTGAGCGTCTGCACACCCTGTCTGATCTCAACGCATGTATATCCATCGTCCTGGCGTTCGTTAGCCCAATGCAGCGCCTGGTAGGGGTCAAACCCGATTTCGTGGATCTTCCACTGGTTCTCAAACTCCATATCGTTCATGTGCCCAGTGATTTCGTCTTGATCAGTAACTTCACCCTCAGTTTCCGTAATCCAGCCTTCCCGTATCCAGTCCCGATAGGGGACGTTGTCAGTTGCTTCATGCTGGACCACTGCACCTTCCGGGATGAATCCGTGGGCACAGACCGCCACTTTCTCGCCAGGTAGAAGAAATACAAAACCATCAGCGGTTAGATCAACTTTTTTCGAGAGATCCACACCCAAAATACAGGGGTATCCCTTCGTCAATTCCGCGAATTTCTCCCTGAGTTCTTTGGCTGTTGGGCTCGACTTGCCAGGATCTTTGGATGGTGGAATTACTGCCAGGTCATCCCACTTAGTAATTAGCTCTCCAATGTAGCTGTTCTCACTTTCATACACCCAGATATCCAGATTCTTTATCCTGAACGCCCTGATCTTCGAGGAATTCTTTGTGTTGAATGCCACGTCGTGCTGGGTCTGCAGCCTGGCCAGCCCCTCGGGTGTGGCAGCCCGCAGCGGATTTGCTTTAATCCAATTCTTTGAATCGTGCTCATCATCGCCCTTATCAAGCTCACGTATCATGATGAAATACTTTTCATTCATCGGCATTGATTTTGCGAGCATCTTCTTGCATTCCGAATATTCAAGGTAGCAGGGGCTTTTCTCGGCATCCATACCCGCAGTGGTGATGATCAACAACAGCGCTTGTTCGCGAGCTCCCCATGCTGACCAAATAAGGTCATGGATCTCGCTGGTTTTATGCGCATGGTATTCGTCAATAATGGCGCCACTGGGGTTATACCCGTCTTTGTTTTGCAGGTCCTTCGAGAACGGGCTCATCTCGCCGCCGCGTGTGATGTGAGAGATCTCATAATTCCGGATTCTTAATTGCTTTCTAATGTCCGGAGATTTTTGAGCCATGGCTTTTGCGATCTTGTAAACGATCCTAGCCTGGTCTTTATCCACTGCAGCACAATAGACTTCTGGACTCTCTTCATGGTCTGCGCACATCAAGTACAATGCGATCCCGCCAACCATCGTCGATTTCGCATTCTTCCTGGCTTCCTGGATGTATGCCTTATCGAATCGGCGCAATCCCGAATCCATGTGCACCCATCCAAAAATACAACCCAGGTCGAATTTTTGGAAAGGCAATAACTCAATCGGGGTATTAGCCAGCGGACCCTTAACATGTTTGCAGTACTTAAACCAACGATAGATCCTGTTGGCTTTTTCTTCGTCGAAAACCCAGGGGAATGCCTGAGTACCCTGTCGGTCTAAATCATCCAAATGGCGCTGACAAACCATCCGCTCAGTCTGGCCAACAACACGCAGACCCTGAACAGCTTCAAGGGCATACTGAGTGCAGGGGTGAACGGTATTAGGTTCCAAACTCTTTTTCAAACTCATTTTTCTCTATTTCGTCAGCTTTCTTTTTGACTAGCTTTGCTCTTGCTGCTGGAGTAAATCCCAGTCCATCTGCACATGTTTTCTGAATCCTTGCCCACGCCTGTAATTCCTTTATTGATTCAAGTGTTATTGCCGTCGAGCTTGTCTCTTCGATTTTTCCGCTCGCCAGGCAATAGGTTGCCAGTATTTCAGTGTCAAGGTTGTCGAGTAACTCCATGTCCTTTGCAGACGTTATGACCCGGTTCCACACTCTTAACGCGCTCTTCATTCCTGGCTTTTTCAACCATGCTGGCGCATTGATACTGCGTGGACTTGCTCGCTTGGTCAGGCTGTCCGCTTTTTTGCGGGCTTCTTTTTGCGCCTTGGTCCAGTGCTTTCCACCGCCAGCTTCCATTACCTCCGAGGTTACGTGTTTTGTTGGCATCCATCTTTAACTGTTTCTGATCGGGGAATAAATCATGCGTTTGAG